GCCATGCTCAGTACGGTGGAAGCAAGGAAACCGCTTCCCCACAGATAAAACTCAACTCCTGACGCCGTTCTCGTCTTCCCCAAACAGAATGTAAGGCTCACCTCAAATAATCCTGCGAACAATAAGACTATCCAATTCATATCTATGATTTATTAAAATTCGGGCACAAAGGTAAACAAGTAATCCCTCATAACTTTTTGCATTTGACAAAAACGCATTTTGCATTTGACAAAAAAACAACCGTTCATTCCCGTTTCTGTGTGTTATTTCATAATTTTGCACACCGATAACAATGAATTATGGATATTAAGCAAATCATCAACCTGAGATATGCCATGCCGGACACGTCTTTGGACAGGTTACGGCAATGCCTGACGGAAGTTTCATACCCCAAAGGATACCGAGTGTTGGAAAGCGGGAAGGTGGAGAAAGACATCTTTTTCATCAAACAAGGTATTGTTCGCGCCTACACTTCGGTAGAAGGGAAAGAAATTACTTTTTGGGTCGGCAAAGAAGGGGCGACTCTCGTTTCCATGAAAGGATACGTGAACGATGAACCGGGATATGAAACGATGGAGCTGATGGAGGATTCGGTCCTGTATGTATTGGAAAGGAAGAAACTGAAAGAATTGTTTTCAGAAGACTTGCACATCGCCAATTGGGGGCGGCGTTATGCTGAAATGGAGTTGC